AAGCGCGGTACTCGCTCACCACTATCCCAACGTTCCCAATTTTGGAGACATGACGAAGCATGAGCAATGGCCCCTTCAACCCGGATCAATTGACCTTCTCGTGGGCGGAACCCCCTGCCAGTCCTTTAGCGTTGCCGGACTCCGCGCTGGTTTGTCAGACCCTCGGGGCGGACTCATGCTTACCTATCTTGAAATCGCTCGGCGTTTACGGCCTAGATACTGTGTCTGGGAAAACGTTCCGGGTGTCTTGTCAAGCAACGGAGGACGGGATTTTGGTTCCTTCCTCGGGGCGCTGGGGGAACTGGGGTATGGGTGGGCCTACAGGGTCTTGGACGCTCAATGGTGCAGAACACACGGGCATTCCCGCGCCGTCCCGCAGCGCAGGCGACGTGTCTTCGTTGTCGGATGTCTTGGAGACTGGACTCGTGCCGCCCAGGTTCTCTTTGAGCGCGAAAGCGTGCAGCGGGATTCTTCGCCGCGCCGAGCGAAGGGGCAAGGCGCTTCCGCCCATGCTGAAGGTTGCGCTGGAACAGTCAGCAGCAAATGGGCAAAGGGAACAGGCGGTCCCGCGGGTGACGCGTGTTACAACCTGACTACACAACCCACCACCGTTCGTTCTAGTTCCATTGGCGCGTTTGTGCAGGACGATGTTGGTGGAACCATGCGGGCGAATGGTGGCGACTATTGCGGCGGCAGCGAATCGCTTGTCATGCAGCCCGCTGATCGGGCGACTATGGTTGCGGTGGCGCACGCCTTCTACAGCACGGGCGGAACGCACGGCGTGAACCAACATCCTGAAGTGTCTCCTGCCGTCAAGGTGGGTAGCGGACTTGGCATTCCTTCGCCGCCGGCGGTGGCATTTCCAATTGATGGCCGAAACGCCATGCGAGATCCAAACAAGTTTGACAAAATAAATCGGCAAGGAATGGGCGTTGGAGAATCAAACGAACCATCGCATACGGTGACCGCCGCGTGTGTTCACGGTGTCGCGCAAGCCATGACCGTTCGCCGCCTTACTCCACGCGAATGCGAACGCCTTCAGGGGTTCCCCGATGACTACACGCTCATCCCGTGGCGCAAGAAGCAGGCCGCCGACTGCCCGGACGGGCCGCGGTACAAAGCGTTGGGGAACAGCATGGCCGTGAATTGCATGGCGTGGATTGGGGAACGCATTGCCGCGGTGGACGCGGAAAGGAACAAAGCATGAGAAAGCCCAGGAAGTATTTGACCGTAGAAGAAGTTGCCGCCGTTCGCGCTGAGGTTGCAGCTGGCGCAATGCAGATGGACGTTGCCGTCAAGTACGGCATTCACAAGACCACTGTAAGCCGCATCATCGGCTCAAGCCGTCGCGCACCGCGGCTGACCGCGGCCCAGCGCGATGCCATCGTCAAGGACTTCCTGGCCGGATGGACCATTACGGAGATTGCTGAGCGCAACAACACTTCCGATACATCGGTCGGCCGAGTGCTAGATCGGTCGGTGTATCAGAGCAAGGGCGGATTCATCCCCTACGTTCCAAAGGCAACCGATGCCTAATTCGCCAACATCGACCACTAGTTTTTGCGGCCATCCCGGTGGGGGGCGTTCCTCCACCGGGGTGGATTTATGCAAGATGCTTAGAGCAAACGCGCACGCCTACGCTCCGCATCTTGTACACGCCGCCGCCGATGAGATAGACCGATTGCTTGCTGAGGTTGATCGACTCAAACGCATGATGCCGGCACACATCACGCGCATCCTTTACGAAGGCGAGGGGTGACCGATGCAGCCAGGGCGAGGGGAATACGACGAAGACATCGTTGACCGCATCAAGGCAAGCGGAACTACTGACCCCCTCACCATCGAAGCAATGCAGGAGGTGATCTACGTCCGGTCAGAACTGGCAAAGCAGATCCGGGATTTCAACAAGCTTGCCGCAGACAACAAGCGAAAGGCCACCCTGTGATTCACTTCACCGTTCCGGGTATTGCTGCGCCCCAAGGCAGCAAGAAAGCGTTTCGCACGAAGGGCGGTCGCATCGCCCTGGTGGAGTCAAGCCCCAACGTCAAGCCGTACCGCGCCTCGGTCGCATCAGCAGCCTACGCCGCTGGCGCAAAGGTGCTGCACGGGCCGATCTTTATCACGGTGGTGTTCCAGTTTGTGCGGCCAAAGAGCCACTACACCGCCAAGGGTGCGCTGCGGGATGCAGCACCGCGCCATGTCGGCAAGCCCGACATCGACAAGCTTTGCCGCGCCGTGCTAGATGCGCTGACCGGGATTGCATACCAGGACGATTCGCAAGTCGTTGCGCTTGATGCCAGTAAGGTTTATGGGCCAACGGCATCCACGGAAATATTCATCAAGCCCACCGCTTGACCGCTTGACACCGATATACAGGTTGATATACTTGCACTTGCCAAGGGCGCGTTGCCTGCGGCCGAGCGCGGCGATCCGCGTAAACGAGGATTCACAATGACCGCTATTACTGCTATCACGAAGCTCGGGGACGAGCAGCGTGCGTTGCTGGCAAGGACGCTGTGCCAGGGCGCAACCACCGACGAGATGAGCCTGTTCTTTGCTATCTGCGACCGCACTGGGCTTGACCCGTTTGCTCGTCAGATTTACGCCGTCAAGCGTTGGGACTCCCGCGCCCGCCGCGAGGTTATGCAGACGCAGGTTTCCATTGACGGCGCACGCCTGACCGCCCAGCGCAGCGGCGAGTATGCCGGCCAAGACGGCCCGTACTGGTGCGGCGAGGACGGCGTGTGGAAGGACGTTTGGCTTTCGTCCGAACTGCCGATGGCGGCTAAGGTCGGCGTCATGCGCCGTGGTTTCGCGCAGCCCTTGTACGGCGTGGCCCTGTTTGCCGAGTACGCGCAGCGCAACAAGGAGGGCCATCTGACTGCCATGTGGAGCAAGATGCCAGCGGTGATGATTGCCAAGTGCGCCGAGATGATTGCGCTCCGCAAGGGCTTCCCCGCCGAGCTGTCCGGCCTATACGCCGCCGAAGAAATGTCCCAGGCCACCACCCCCGCAGTGGAGGCTGAAGTCATCCATGTCCTGCCCGCCCCCGCCCCGGCCCCGGAAATGCCCCAGGTTGAGTCGGAGGCCAAGGACGCCCCAAAGTCCACGCGCAAGCGTACGGTCAAGCAGGAGGCCGCTGCGGCCCCGCAGGAAGCCCCGGCAGCCCCGGCCCCGGCCAAGCCCGTGGACAACTACCCCGACGAGTACGAGGGTGCGTTTCAGATCCACCGCGTGGTGCGCCGCCCTGGCCGTCCCGTTGCCATTGAAGCAATCGGGGAACACGGCAAGGTGTGGATTGCCACCTCGGTCGGCGAGTACGCAGATTTGGCCGAAGACAACGTCAACGGCGAGATGACAATTGAGATTGCGCGGATTGGGCAGACCATGCAGGTCATGCGCGTGGTCGGCCCCGTCAAGCCCGTTGAAGTCAACCCCGAAGAAGTCCCATTCTGAAAGGACCTACACCTATGAGCCTCTACGCCATTTCGTCTGAACTTGAACTGATCCTGGACGCCATTCTTGAAGGGGGAGCCGACTCCCCCGAGGCCCAGCAAGCCCTTGAATCTCACCTTGCTGGCCTTGACGCCGCGCTTGATGACAAGGCTGACGATTACGCCGGGTTGATTCGCAGCCTTGAGCTGCGGTCAGCCGCCCGCAAGACCGAGGCCGACCGTATGCGGTCGCTTGCCAAGGCCGACGAAGCCCTAGCCGAACGCCTCAAGGACCGCCTGAAGGAAGCCATGGAAGCCTGCGGCCGTACCAAGATCGACACGGCGCGGTTTCGCCTGTCGGTGGCGGGGAACGGCGGCAAGCAGCCGCTCGAGGTCACGGTGACCGCCGAGGAGCTGGGACCGGACTACACCTCTACGTTTGTGGAGGTTGACAATACGAAGATCCGCGCCGCGCTGGAAGCCGGCAAGGTGGTCCCAGGCTGCACGTTGCTGCCACGCGGGACGGGCCTGCGAATCAAGTAACATCCATCGTCCATCCATCCTCCCCCCCCGCCCGAAGCAACGCTCCCTAGGTGCTACGCACCTCGAATGATGGAGCAGCAGAGGCGGGGGGGTTTTCGTTTGGCACAGCGGGCGCAGCCC